CACGACCCCAGACTTAAGGGATCAAAATACGGGATATCCTTCGGCCATCTTCAAACGAAGTACTGGTTCGATGAATACCACGAGTACGTTAATTCCGGCCCCGCGCTCGTTAACTACGATGGCATTATCTACGGCCATTACGTTTCTAGTGGCAACTACGGTTCTGCTATCGCAACTAAGCATCATGGCGCTTCTCTTGTTGACAAGTTGGCCTCTTCTGCAACTGTCGGTCATAGTCATAAATTCAGCTATTACTATAAGGGTGATGCTCGCCCTAATCCGATACACGGCTTGGTGGTGGGCTGCTTCAAGGGAAAGGAAGAGGATTGGGCAGCTCAATCTAACGAAGAATGGCGACATGGAGTGGTGATTAAGAGGGATGTCCGAGATGGAGACTACGACTTCCAATGGGTATCTCTTCGACAGCTAGAGATGGAGTATGGGTCATGAGGGTTGTAGCGCTGATTTGGCTAACCCTAGTGGTCCTCGTTGTGGCTGCAGCTTTGAGGGGCACATGACAGAGCGGTATGAAGAAATCTTGGACATGATCGAGGCTTACGGTTTCGAGAGAATACTTGAAGATGCTGGAATGAAGCAAGCAGATGTCTTGTCCATACTGGATGAACTAGGGTTCGTAGACTTGGAGATTTATGAGGATGAATGAACTGACTCACACTGACCTTGATGAGTACCAAAAGCAAGCTAGGAAGTTCGCTATCTACCCTAAAGATTTCTCTGTTATCTACCCCACTCTTGGACTTTGCAGTGAAGCTGGGGAAGTCGCAGATAAGATCAAGAAGGGAATGCGGGATGGTACTGGGTCTAAGGAGGATATCGCTAAGGAGCTAGGGGATGTCCTCTGGTACTTGGCAGTCCTCTCGGAGGACTTAGGTTACGCCCTCTCTGACATCGCCCTACTGAACCTTGAGAAACTCAGTTCCCGAAAGAAGAATGGTAAGATTAAAGGTAGTGGGGATAACCGATGAGTTCTGAAGATCCTGAGTGGCTTGAGGATATCCTCATCAACCTACCTGACAAGATACACACTAACCAGTTAACTGCACTAGTATTGTGCATCTGTAGGCACTACCTCAACCCTTCTGAAGTTGTAAGCCTTGCCCAAGATGCCTTGGCCTTGGCTATCTATCAGGAACATGAGCATCACCTCAATGAGTTCCTACCTAACCCTGATGATTCAATACACTAACTAAAGGAAGAAGTCTAAATGACCACTACTTATGGACCTACACTACCTATCTCTGAAGAAATCCATGCGATGAAGTATCGCTCCAAAGGGGAAACCTTTAAGGACGCTATGGCTCGTGTGGCTGATGCCCTGAAGGACAACAAGGAGCATTGCCAGCAGCTACAGGATGTTCTGTATAATCAACGGTTCCTCCCTGCTGGTCGAGTCCAGTCGGCTATGGGTTCCCCTCGTGAGGTGACTCCCTACAACTGCTTTGTCTCGGAGAACATCGAAGACAGCATGGAAGGTATCATGCGGGCTGCTCGTGATGCTGCTCAGACCATGCGTCTTGGGGGAGGCATCGGGTATGACTTCTCTACCCTCCGCCCTCGTGGGGCGATGATTAAGTCCCTTGAGAGCCGCTCCAGTGGCCCTCTGAGCTTCATGGGGATCTTCGATGCTATCTGCAAGACTATTAGTTCTGCAGGGCACCGTAGGGGCGCTCAGATGGGTGTCCTTCGGGTAGACCACCCAGATATCGAGGAGTTCATCCGTGCGAAGAACAACAGCACTGAACTTACCCAATTCAATATCTCGGTGGGTATCACTGACAAGTTCATGCACGCTGTCAAGAATGACCTAGAGTTTGACTTGGTTTTTGATGGGCGAGTGTACAAGACAGTTCGTGCTAAGGCTCTCTGGGATGATATCCTTCGGAGTACTTGGGATTGGGCTGAGCCTGGAATCCTCTTTATAGATCGTATCAACCGTAAGAATAACCTGTGGTATATCGAGCGTATCGTAGCTACAAACCCCTGTGGTGAACAACCTCTCCCTCCTAATGGGGCTTGCCTCTTGGGGTCTTTTAACCTGACTAAGTACGTCTATAAAGATCTCGATGGGGTGTACTACTTTAACATGGACCTGTTCCGTCACGATATCCCTATTGTGGTTCGTGCGATGGATAATGTCATCGACAGGGCAACCTACCCTCTTGTAGCTCAGGAGAAGGAAGCTAAGAACAAGCGCCGTATGGGTCTGGGGGTTACTGGTGTAGCTAACGCTATCGAGGCTATGGGATTCCCTTATGGTACTCAGGGGTTCCTTATGATCCTTGAGGATATCATGGGGACTCTTCGTGATGTAGCCTACCAGACATCTGTTTCTCTGGCTATTGAGAAGGGCCCCTTCCCACTGTTCAACCAAGACTACCTTGAGAGTGACTTTGCTCTGAGCCTACCGGAAGACATCCGTAAGAGTATCTTAAAGTATGGTATCCGTAACTCTCACCTCTTGTCTATTGCACCTACAGGCACCATCAGTCTGTCTGCAGACAATGTAAGCTCTGGGATCGAACCAGTGTTCAGCCACTACTATGACCGTACCATCCAGACCTTTGATGGTCCCAAGATTGAACGAGTGGAAGACTATGGGTACCGAGTGTTTGGAGTGAAGGGTAAGACCGCCAACGAACTCTCTGTGTTCGACCATGTGGCTGTGCTCAATCTGGCCTCTCGTTACGTTGACAGTGCTTGCTCAAAGACTTGTAACGTGGGGGATGAGGTCTCTTGGGAAGAATTTAAGGATGTCTACATGCGAGCTTACGATGGGGGTGCCTCGGGCTGCACAACCTTCCGTGCCTCTGGCAAGCGTTACGGCATCCTGAATGCTTCTGCCTCTGAAGATATCGCAGAGGAGCCTCAAAAACAGCTTGACCTGTTTGTGGATGAGGATGTAAAGATGGACGGGACCAGTGGTGGTGCTTGCTACTACGACCCGTCTACTGGCCTAAGAAGCTGTGAATAGGAGTCACAACATGGAACTGCAATTGCCCCTGTATTTGGAGAAGGAGTTGGTAGCAATGGGGGTCCTTAGTGACCCCAAGCTATCTCAACAGGATGAGCTTGAGACTTGCTACGAGATTGACTTCTCCTTCAAAAGACCTGATCTGGATGAGGATGGAGAAGTGGACTTTTGACTGACAATGTGAACCACCCGATACACTACGGTACAGGGGAGATAGAGTGCATTGACGCCATACGATCAGCTCTTGGGCCTCAGGGGTTTCTCTCGTACTGCAAAGGAAACATCATGAAGTACCTGTGGAGGTATGAGTACAAGAATGGTATTGAAGACCTGAAGAAAGCTGAGGTGTACCTTGGCTGGATGATAGAAGCCATAGAGGAGAACACCAAGAATGCGTGGCCCTAAGATTTTCATAGTGGCTCTGATAGTCACACTCCTAGTACTCTTTTCAGCTAGTTCCCTTTTAGCATCCCGATCTACAGAGGATTGTCAAAAGTTCTACGACAGTTACATCGGACCAGTGATACAGGCGAGAGACGATGGGGTTCCCCCTTCCATGATGTTCAATCAGTTGGTGATGGTAGGTATCCCACAACCTCTAGCTAATAATCTCATCGGGATGATCTACGTAGTCCACAAAGATAACGACAAAGAGTTTATCAAGAACGACTACATGAACTGGTGTGTAGAAGATCTAAAGGTAGAGAGTTAGACAAAAAAAGAGGGCCCCTTTCGGGGCCCTTTAGTTTTACATAGGAGGTGATTGTTATTTAGGTTATGTCACCGGTGATGTCAACACCTACTTCGTATTTGGTAGTACCCATTGCAGTAAAATTTGAGAAGGATTCCTTGGAGGAGTAGTGGGGAGTTTCGCCTCTTGAAGAGACGGGTTTCTCTTGCACTTCTCTTATTCATTAACTGCAAATCCTCTTCTGTTGCTCATTATGAATCACGATCTCCTTGAGGAGGCTCGGGTCATTCTTGGACAACCACTCTACAATCTCAGGAGTATCGAAGTAGATAGGTGAGGCTATGTCACAGTAGCTGTCACTTGTCTTTACGCACCCACTGATTAGCACGGTCAACGAGATAGGGATCAGACTCCACTTCATCTCTCACCTCTTTAGCTTTACCTACAGCTTCAAGTCTTTTGCTGTCTATCTTGGATCTCTGTTTGTCGATCCCACGTTGGACACCTGAGAAGTATATCCCCAGTACACCAGCTACAAAAGCCAGCACCAGAAGAGCATATAGCTGAAGCCTAGCGATCACCTTGGCCCCACTTCCTAAGTCGCTCACGCATGATGAACAAACCCGTCAGTATGATTACACCGGCAAACCCCAGCACGATGTACTGAGCCACACTATCAAGCGCTGAGACAGCCGATATAGCCGCACCTGCACCAGAGGCTACAGTTACAGCAGATGCCTGTACGGTCTTGCTCTGTGATGGCGTCTCACGCGGCTTGTCAGGCTCAACTCGCCCAACAGGAGGCTCAGCTAGTATCAGTGCAGCCTCGGCCTCTCTGCGCCGTGTCAGGCCACGTAGCACCTTCCCACCAGCCTTATTCCACCATGTGACAGCCTCGGCAGCACCCTTTACATCCCCTGCGTTCCACCTCTTCAGCGCGGTACTCTTGATGAATGACTGCCAACCTATGTTATACGCTAGGCTAACAAAAGCACCAAATTGGTCAGAGTTTGGTTTGATGGTAAAATGAGGCTGGATATTGTTGGCAAACCGGTGCACACCCTCACGGAGCATATCCTCGGCTTGTTGGGCGGTCCATGTGTCACCCATAGATACCCCTGGTCCAAAGCCTGCTTCATTGGTGTAGCCATAGCCTATGGTCACGAT